TGGATTCTTAACACGGCTCATCTTAATCCTTTCATAACACCAATAATTGTGTCAATTAATGGCTTTAACTGGCCGTACTCACGGCCAATATTGTCCAACTTTTCAATAGCACTTGCTTCTGCGCTGACAACCCTAGTCTCTTCTACCAATTTCTTAACAGTCTGAGCCAACATACGTTGGCGCTCTTGGGACTCAAAGCCTTGAGCTCTGTACAAATACTCTTGTTCTTGTAAAACAAACACCATCTGACGTAATCTCTCCCCTTCCGTAGGAAGATTCTTAATTTCCTCGCGAATCTTATCGGTAGCAGCTTCTACCTGCTTAACTTGGGTGTTAGTTAAACCTGTCTGAGCCTCATACTGACCAGACTGGGCTGAAGACAACTGAGTCTTGTTAAAAGACTCAACAGCTGGCGTAAAAATATCATAAGTCTGAGGCATCTGCGCTGTATATGACGAACCACCAGGCGTACTAGCTCCGCCTTTCATAGCTGCCAACATAGGGTTAATACCAGCAGCCTTTAAATCTGCAACAGCTCTCTGATAAGAAGTATTAGACATCTCTTCTTGAAACTGCATCTGCTTAGCAGCAGCCTCAGCAGACGCGGCATTAGCCGCAGCTGCTTGCTCCTCTCTAGCTTTATTAGCCTGATGACCGCCATACAAACTGGCGGCAGCAGCTATAACCGCAGGCCAAACCATATTAGAAATGGTCAATCAAACCAGGCACTGAATACAACGGCATTGGCCGTGCCTGACGAACATTAAAAAACCCATCAAACAGAAACTGTTTTCCATTGGCTTGCTCGCCAATAGCAACAATACGATCAACTGGGGGCGTATCCTCAATAAACTCTTCGTTCAATGCCGGCAGAGACCCAAACTCTTGGGCCAAATGCCAAGCATCTAATGTGCCCGCTGCCGTTGAACGAAAATAACCAGTAATCTGGCTGGGCTTGTAACGATACTCTGCCCAGCGCTCCTGATAACCAAACACATCGTCATCATCCGCTGTACCAGTGCAATAAATCTCTTTATTAAGCACTGCCTGCTCACCAAGTGTTGCAAACGCAGGAAAATAAAAATCATAACGTGTAGACCTTGACCACATACGTGGAAGGCCCTGCTGATATGTTAAATCAGCACGAACCGACACTAAACCTATAAGCACCCCGTGCTCAGTAGCATTGTACGTAAATCCGTGATTGTACGCGAGAGCCGTGCCAAAAGCGGCCAAATTGCCTTGCGGACTAGTATCTTCAGCAAGCCCTGTGGCGCTAGTTTGGGCAACGGGATTAATAGATACGGGAGTGCTACCACCACCAAGATATTCAGGGCGCTGCAAACGAGCATCAGGACTGACAACTCCAAAATGCGAACGGATAATTTCAGTGTAACGAGTACCGCCACGGGCATCCCTTTCCAAAAGCTTCTGAATCTGAAACGATTGCCGAAGCTGATTAATAGTCGCAGCTGTAGCAGTAGACAAATCGGCTACAGCATTGCTCAGAATAAGACCACTCTCACCACTAGTAACAACACCAAACGCCTTAGAACTTGGAATAGTTGCACCTGAAGGTGTAGAACCTACAGCTGTGTTGTACCTATTAGCATAACCATAAGTATCACCAGCTGGGTTACTAGCAAAACCATAAGTACCACTACCATCAGTAAGACCTAACGCCTTACCATTTCCAAGCACCGAACCGGTAACAGTAGCGTTACCGCCTAAAGGCAAAGTTACTGCCTGGCCCTTCTGTGGCCAGGGCAGAGCACTAGTAAAATAATCATGACGCTTACCGCGTCTACGTAAAAAATAATCGGCCGGACTATCCGGACCGTCATCAATATCAACAACCGCAGAATCTTGCAAATTCTGATCTCTAAACCACTCATTCCAAATAAGATTGTAAGCGCGAGTCCAAAACGCGCAATGAGAAATTACATTGGGAGCAGTCATCTGCCCAGCCGTAGGCAATCCCATGTAATCCTGCAATGAATTAATTGCATAACCACCTGCCGGACTAGTCATAATCGGCACTGTGTAATCTATCGAACTGTCAGGATCTGGGTACCTTTCCCCCATAAACTTCTGCCAGTTCTCCCAAACCAGACGGTTTGGTACAAAAAAGAAAAACGAATCAAGATGCATATTGTCCATAATTGGAAACAATGGCGTTGCCAATCGAGCAAACGCTGTCATCTGTAAATTAATCGTATCTCCAGGAAGAACTTCATCCACATATACGGGAATCAAATATCCCGAATCAAACGTCGTCTTATACGACTTCTGTGAATCAAACTTAGACCGGGGAATATCAGCTCGCGGAATCATAGCGAACTGATGGACATTTACAGACTTATTACGATGCATCATCGTTATCTCCTAATTGCGGGGCGATCTTTTCAGATCACCCCCCTTGTATTTAAGTACGACTCTTGACCTGCTTGCCTAACGCTAACAGCTTCGGAGTCTCATGTAAAGCAAATTTACCATCAAAATCGTCAAACATACCCAATTCATATAAATCAAAATCATCGGGATGCGCGTAAATCTGGTTATCTGGCGCATTACGATTGACTTCATCCTGAAAACTACGAATAGCAACTCCAGTAGCAGGTAAAAAAAACGGGCGACCATAACATTCTGCAGCCCTATCTCTGATAGTACATACTAACATCTTCATATAATTTCCTCACGTCAAACTACGTTTAAGCAAGGAAAGTCTGGCTTTCGCCACCTTTTCCTTTGCTGCCAATCTCTCAACCGTATTATCTTCGTAACGGTCTCGAGCTCTCTTTTCTCGCTCATACTCGATCCATTCAAAACTGATCGGGTCTTCGGCCTTGTACTTTTTATCGTAAAAGCGAGGTGGCCGAACCTTACGACCGTTTACCACCACAAAATCATGGGGATAAACATCATCCTTAAATTCTTTATACCAATCATAGCCAATACCTGGCTTCAAGCTCATCTTATTAAACTCAGGTCTACGCTGCGAAACCTCCCCAGTATCTGGGTCAACCCATTCGTAATGATCGGCCTGTTGCTTTCCGTTAATCTTCTTCATTATGTAACGGGCAACGTACGCAGCCGATTGAAAGTTGACCTCTCCGACGGAGGAATAACCAAAAGTCCACAGCTTTTCAAGCTGTTCGGATCTAAAAATTCTACTGCCAGCATCCGTCCGCTTCCAAAATTTCTTATCCGAAAAATCGAAGTTGAAAATGCAGGCATGGAAGTGAGGTCTGCCAAAATCTTCGCCATATTCTCCCGCCATGTAAAAACGAATCGGATACTGACCCTCTACGGGGTCAATTCCTCTATGCGCCTTACGAAGGCGCTTCATGAACTTCTGAAAATCATCATAATGCAAACTCTTATCACTTGGCAAGTGTTCATTGTTATACGACAACGTTATGAAACAATTATTCGAATACCGACTTGCCTCATGCAAACATCTAATCGCCCACTGGCGAGAACGCTCAAGCCGACAACCTACGCACTGACCGCATGGCAGCGTGAGGCTGCGCACGATGTCGAACCTGGCGCTCTCATAGAAAACAACGTCTCCTGCTGCCGTTTTCCACGCCGATAACGGGTGGAAACAGGGCACGTTATAGTCGCCATCCGCCGCGCATAGGGTTACTACGCATATTGGCGGACTTTGTCCGCATAGAACCCCTACGAAACTTCTTAGCGGCTTTATATTTGTTCATTGGTCTGCGACGCATCATATTTTTTCTCCTTTTGGTGTCACCTAGCACAGTTACATCAAGTAGATCACTGTGCAGGCTCGCCCGAAACGGGCTCGCTAGGTGACTTAACGACCGCCTGAGCGGTCTCTTCACGAAGAAGGCCCAATGCCTTCAACTCGTCTCTATTAGCCTCATCCGAAGCAAAATCAACAAAAAGAGCGGGGTCATTATCAAACCTTGCCCTTACCTTAGCGGGTAGCGCAAGGAAGGAGTCTTGCGCGGACATCACCGCATTAAGGGCAGACTGATAATCAGTAATCCCGCTAAAATCACCATACTGAGGCTGAACGCCATCAATAGGTAGCTGGCCAGTAACATTAAACTGGCGCAAAATATTATTAATATCGCACTCATCTCGAAATGACTGCTTAGTCCGACTAGGACTAGTAAAAACAAACTTGGCAAGATCACTATTCTTGTCACGATCATAGGTAATTGGATTCTTAACACGGCTCATCTTAATCCTTTCATAACACCAATAATTGTGTCAATTAATGGCTTTAACTGGCCGTACTCACGGCCAATATTGTCCAACTTTTCAATAGCACTTGCTTCTGCGCTGA